CATGGAGCCGTTAGGCACCTTTGCAGGCTTGAGCAACCGGTCCTTAGTTATAAGGAACCCGGCGAACTCAGCGTGTGTAGATGAAGTGAGACATTTATCTTCCGAAACCGGAACCTTACTGTACTGTAAGAATTCACGGTACTTCTCATGAAGAGAAGCATCGGTTATAACGATATCGTCTCCAAGGATTCGAAATGAATCTCTTGGCTCAATACCCAGCTTGACACACATTTCTGTGGCAACCAGGTTATGAGTTAATCCGAAGAGTGCAAAGCTTCCGTACATACCTTGGGGTTGACCCTTAGTATATCGTACATATTCTTTGCCTCTGACCTTTTGGAGGTCTGGCGATAAACGCCATTCGGAATGAGAAAGGTTTTCGAAAAGGTTGGCCTCATCACTGAGACCCAATCCTTTTAGAACTCCAATTTGAACAGCACGCGGAAAATTATCTGTTGCTCCACTAAGGTCTACGGAATAAACCGTTTTACCTGATGCTAATGCCTTTTGGGCGAACTTAGCTCCATCTTCCTGATTGTGAGTACAATCAGTCTCCAAATTAATTAAAATTTGGTTGAGTAATTGATGTAGTGGGTACAAAGCAACTTGGATTGAAGCTTTGGGCATGGCGATTACTCTCGCCTTATAGCCTCTCTCCTGGATGACATGAATGTCACCAGGAGAAGCTGCAAACCTATCATCCCAAACGGGAGGTAGGCCCAGTGCTGAAGGCATTTCTGCCTTTCGCTCCAAGTATTGACTTACGTAAGGTACTGAAAGACCGTTTAAAAACGAATCTATGTACTTTTCCTTGGCCCATGTTTTAGGGTCTTCACCTTGGATATCAACTCTCGTAGATAGCCATGGTGGAAGGGTCTCTGGTTTCCCAGAGTTTAGAGACGCAGGATAAAACTGCCATCGGAGCTTAACAGTCCCGACATGCTTTTCAGCAATTCTCTCACCCAGGTTACGTAAATAATCATTCTGTTTTGGGGACAACAAGTCCTCTGATTCAATTGAACCAATGGATTTATTATACTGTTTATCTGTTACGTTTTTACTTACGTAACCAGTATATACCATCAACGCAGAAAGTGCTTTGTTAATTTTCCTATGGTCCGTAGTAGACAGTGCTCTCTCGAACACTTTCTTGAAGACACCTTTAGGTATCATTTGCCTGACGGCAATCCAGTCATGGTCTGGGTTCTCATTCCCAGATAAGAGCTGAATCAAGATTGTCTTGTAAGTTTTAAACCTACCTACGGTCCACTCCTCACCTGATGACTCCACCCACTTTTCAGTTTGTGAAATCATCTGTTGAATCTCCTGGTTGTTAAAGCCAAGCAATTCAAGATGTCTATGCAGTCGCTTACTCGTTACACTTCGGAAAGTTCTATTTCCCATTGTCAATCCTTTGTTTATCAAACAAATGTGTTGAGAAGTAAACATGTAAACGAACAGTATACACGTTGCGAACACTTGCTAGTATTAAACCTAGCCCCTGTTACCAGGACTATGTTAAATACCTTAACAGCTGCCGCTGCTGTACATTAAG